GATATTCACCGGCCCGAAGTTGATCGTAGTCGGGATATTCACCGGCCCGAAGTTGATCGTAGTCGGGATATTCACCGGCCCGAAGTTGATCGTAGTCGGGACGTTCACCGGCCCGAAGTTAATCAGTGTTGGAATATTCACCGGCCCGAAGTTGATCGTAGTCGGGACGTTCACCGGCCCGAAGTTAATCAGGGTTGGAATGTTCACTGGCCCAAAGCTAATCAGGGTTGGAATGTTCACTGGCCCGAAGCTAATCAAAGTCGGGATGTTTACTGGTCCGAAGTTAATCAGGGTTGGAATGTTCACCGGCCCGAAGTTAATCAGGGTTGGAATGTTCACTGGCCCAAAGCTAATCAGGGTTGGAATGTTCACCGGCCCAAAGCTAATCAGGGTTGGAATGTTCACCGGCCCGAAGTTAATCAGGGTTGGAATGTTTACTGGTGTGATGGTAATCAGTGTTGGCAAATCAATTGGTGTAATCTCAATCAAAGATGGCAAGCTGAATGGCGTTACAATCTCGATGATCGACGGCAAATTGATTGGCGGTTCAATGACAATGACCGATGGTATGTTAATTGGTCCAATTGGCCCAATGTCTAAACATGGGAATACAATTGGAGGCGGCGTCACAATATTGGACGGCGTTGGTGGTATTGGTGGATTGAAAGGTGGAATGTTCGGGATCGTTGGGATTTTGATCTCGAATCTTGTCGGGCCGCTCTGATTTGGCGGCTCTGTAGCAACTTCTCTTTCAATCGGCGTTTGTACAATGGTACATTTTGAATTAGCAATCGTAATGATTGGGTCAATCGTTGCGTTTGGTGCGTATCGGTGCGTACCTCTGGTTGAGGTAGTTGTAAATTCCCCGTCTCCAAAGTCCAAACGATAACTGGTGAACACTCCATCAATAATAATCGTGTATTGTGCGACAATACCCGTCGCAGGATCGTCGCTAACGATGTAGAAGTCAAAAGACACGTCAGGACAACTAAAGTCATCAAAAATCACAGGAAGTTGTTGTAGATGGCGAATTCGCCAGTCTAACGTCGCTTGTTCATCTGTGAAGTTGGCTCCAACGAAGTCTTCGATCTTTACGATTGCATCCACGATTTGATTGTGGTGTTCTGCAATAACAAATCCACGAACTTCCGATCCTGTTCGATTATGCTTTGTGTGAGTTCCACCGATGTTGCGTGCGCATCTCTTTAACTTGTTGATTTTTCCATAAATGTTATAACCAACATCATCGTAGTAGAACAATTCGCCATCAATATTGGCAAATCCATTGGTCGCCCACAATTCATCCTTATCCGGGGCCACAGGCTTGATGGCAATTTCTGCCGACCAAGGCGCATTGTCCTCGGTCGTGATTGTTTCGCTGGTGTTGTAGACCAAGAACAGCGTGTAATCACTATCGTAGCTTTTCGGATAAACAGGTGTAGGCGGAAAGTAATTTGCCACGGCGATCCTTATTCCTTGCGGTTGTTCTTAGAACAATAATTGTTGGTCTGACTGTGACAATTTGGACAACAAAATTCGAGATTTTCTTTTTCGTTATCAAGCCAATTTCCATTTTTGTGATGCACATGAAGTTGTATTGGTTTTCCGCACCAATTATCAGTTATTGTACATCCGACTCCTTCGCATCTATGTTCTCTTCCAGATTCAATTAAAGCTCTACGAAGTATGTAAGCCGTTTCTCTGCTTCCTTTTTCTCTCTTGATTAAAACTTCTTGATAAGACCTTCCTTTGTATCCTTTGTGTCTCAAACCAGAGTTTGCTTTTTGTCCTTGAAAATGAGATGTGTCGATTTCAAAGTTTTTAATTTTTCTTTTGATGAATCCATGCGTCCCACCTCCAGGTTTTTTCCCTAATTTTTGAATAACCTCTAAAATAGAAACGGAATCTATAACAACAGATTCGAGCAATTCTTTTGTATATTTTTCTTTTGTAAAATGAGAAACATCTATTTGACATTCTTTGATTTTCTTATTCAAGTTGCTTCTATTGCCCCCGCTAGGTTTTAGGCCAAACGATATCGCAACTTCAGTTATTGATTTTGATTCAAGAACTGCTTTAATCATGTTTTCTTTTGAGTATTTCATGAAATAGTTATTCATTGGCAATGATAATTTGAATCAAAAAATACACATTTGCCACTGCGTCCCCGCTGGACGTGAAGTGACCCCACTAAATGTGGTGTCTGACTCATTGAATTTAATGAATGCCTTCGGGCTGTAATCAAAGCTCAAATACGCCGTGCGATCCCCGTCTGAAGCCGCCAGGAATGTTTGAGTTGGCTCATCAAAGCCAACAACATCAGTGTCTTGTAGTAGTCGGAATGATGAAGAATTGACTCCTGGACCGCCAGTCGCCCAAATTCCACTTGTCGGGTTGTAAGCAGCCACAGCACCAGAATTACTGAAGAAATACACGCCTTGGCTTAAAGACAACAATTGTCCTTCCACCTTGGCAGAGCCAATCATGTCAGGCAATTTTCTAATGTCTTGGAATGGTTCGGCTGAATTTCCGCTGGTTTTGTAAAAGCTCTTGATTCTGAAGAAATCGCCTACCCCCTCATTTCGCAAAAAATATCCTGTCTCTCCGTGCCACGTTGAACGATATACGCTCATGTGTCCTTGTTCTGGCTCGGCAGAAATATTGTATGTGACCTCATTATTCATCAATTCATCAGCACCGTTTTTGTAATTGGCGTTTGCTAATGTCGAAGAAGAAACAGAAAGATCATTTAACAGCATTCTATTTTTGACTTGGTTTGTCGGAGATGTAAGTGGAGAAATAGCACCAGTTACTCCACCTAAAAAGAAATAAAGACTGTCTGTTGATACAAAGCTGATCCAATTCCAAGGACGTGAAATAGAAGGTCGAGATGTGTATGTTTCAACAAATCCGTTGTATTCAGACATTAGTATTTCTTCAGTCGTTGGGCTGTCAACGCTGCTTCTGCCACTGGCCCAATATAGCAGTCCCACACCACCAGCCCCCGATGCTGCCGACCCTCTTTGTGCGAATCCATTATTTCTGTGGAACTCACGCTTCTGTTGTGTTTCGTTTAATTGCCCTGTCAGGAACGAATCATCAACGCCCAATGAAAGACTACCTGCGCCTTTTGCTTTGAATGTTTCGCTTACCATTCCGAATTCAGAAGATGATACAGAATTAGCGTTGTTGTAAGTCCACAACCAAAGGTTTACTTTTTCAACAACGTCAAAGCTGTCTTCATAAGTTGTGATTCTGTAAGCGCCAAATTCTGTATCTACTCTTAGATTTAAGTCATAGACTCCACCAACACTGAATACCGCTCTTGCACTTGAGGCGTTATTGTGAATTAAGTCGTCAGACAAGGACCATGTGTAGTCATGAATGGGATCAATCGGAGTGTTTGTTCCATCTACTGCTTCTCCACCGTATGTTCTTCCTGTAAATGAATTTATTCCAGGAGAGATGGTCAAATCAATAATGGTGTTGGCTGCTGCACGAATTTTTGGCGGTGTTGTTGTGTATGGTCCACCAGTTGGTGATCCAGGAGTAACTATCTGTCCTGCTCTTTGAACAAAATTAACGACTGCGTAATCTGGGGCTGGGAACCGAGCCGTGATAATATCGTCAAATGTAACACTGTCTGAACCGAAATTATTTGTGACGGTCAAAGTCACAGTGTAAATTCCAGGTCTTGTGTATGTTTTTCTGATTGTTCCACCATCCGTGTCTTTCACTAAGACATCATTGATGTTAGATGGAACTTCTGTATCTTCATTGATGGTGATAATAGAAGGCCCACTGTTGTCGCCAAAGTCCCATAGATGTTCAATTGCGTGTGAAGTGCCATCGCCACCCAATCGGAAGCTCTGGTCTTCAAACTCCACAGTTAAGGGGGCAAGTCCTATGGTCTTATTTACTCTGAACCACGCCTTCGGAGCCAAAGCCAATTTGCGAAGGTAATTGATTCTTTGCTCCATTGTTCCTTCTAATGGTCGCAAAGCCACTTCGCCCTTTTTGCCAGCAAAGTGTTCAATGGCAATCAAAGCATCCTTCAGAGAGTTGTGATGCACCGACATGACGTTCTGCGTCACATCTGTCAAACTCTTTGGTTTTGCTACATCCACGAACCCAGGCAACAACTCTAGTTGATCGAATGTGGTTAATGTCCTAGAACCATAGTAAAAGGAAATGGCTCTATATTCTGGCTCGCTGCATTGTTCTGTGAGCGTAATAATGCCAGTAGCATTAAATGCACGCATAGTAGGTTCGTCGCCGAACACAGTGATTGAAGTATCGCCTGGGTTATAGTCTTCGATTAGACGCACCCTGAGCGAGTCATGAACTTGATATAAGTTCTGATTGGTGTCAACTGTGGTCGGATATGTAGAGGCTACTGGTATTGTCATTATGTCACCGTAATTTTGTCTTTCAAGAACGCTCTTTGCAATCTCTGGCTTTCAAATAAGATCAACAAAGAAGGCTCATAATCTCCAGGACTGTCATATACAAAACTGGTTGTGTGAATGTTCGGGTCGTATTCTGGAATGCTCTGAGTAGGAACATCTTGCCCATCATGTTTTCCCGGACCATCGAAAATCCAATATCTTTGAATGATGTCGCCGTCTGTTTGATCCACATATGTAAATACAGTCGGATCAGTTGGGTTTCCACCAGCAGTCATTGCTTCTGCTTTTTGAACTGAATATCCCTGGTTCGGCGTCACATAGAAAAAAGGCTGTTTTTCTTCTTCAGACACAGTGATATAGTTAGTCTTCGTAATGACGCCCTGCGCACCCAGAGACGTGATAATATTCAACTTGACCGTGTATATGCCCTCTTTTTGGAAGGTGTGAGTCGGCGATTTCTCGATTGAGGTTGTACCGTCTCCAAAATCCCACAAATATCGAATCAGTGGCCCCGTGCTGAAGTTTTGAAATCTAACCTTCAGCGGCGGTTCGCCTTTGAATGGATATGCACGGAACAAAGGCCGAGGAGACAAAAAACGATTCTCCTGGGCCTTCAGAATGCCGTTAAGTGATAATGGGTCCGGCAAGCCCTCCGTTCCCAAATCTCTCTCAATCTGAATTATCGCATCTTTGGTGGCATTGTGATGCTCCGCAAAGACGGCATTTGTGACGTAACTTGTTACAGGCCAAGGGTTTTGACGTGACCCGGCAAAGCCTCGAATAAGGTTACGAAATACACCAGCGGTTTTTGTTTCATAATATATCATCTCCGCAGCACCTGGTTTTCCAGGCGGCGGTCCAACTCTCAATATTCCACTGTCGGGAAATAGGCTGTTATCTTCTACGACGATATATTTGCCAGCATAAGTGAGGCTTTGCTTCAATGTCGTCTGGCAATTGTTGCTCGCCTGATATAGCTGGAATTTCGAGTCTTTAGCTTGTGGGAATAACGACAATGATCCGGTCGTATATCCTGTATCGGTAGATGCAACTCTTGTGACGGCCATTAGTTCTCCTTATTTTTTTCCTCTTGTTTGCTGTCGATTGCTTCGATATGCTGCATCGTCGATTTCAATTGATGAACCATATTGGCGTGTCGCAGTTCCAGCGTTCCAAGAGCTTGTTTTTTGATGGGCATGTCATCTGGCAAGGCGACAATGGTTTCCACCAGTTCGGTATCTAGTTGATTTTGGGTTAACATCTTGAGGTTAAGTTTCTGAGCCAGTCGCTCGCCCCAATATTGTTTCTGGGAGTCGAGATCATCAAAGTGCTTCAGAGGCTCAATCCGTAGAAGGTTTTTGTATGTTTCCAAGAAGAATCGGGATTCCTCCTCCAGCCATTTTTTACGTTCGGCGAGTTGTAGTAGGTTCGCCTGAGCAGCCTTCTTCTGCCTCTCGATCTGTCGAATTCTGATGTCGCTCTCCCGCTGGGTGAGTTCGTCGGTGTTAGGACGTGCGAGATCAATCTTTTCGATGGAAATATCTAGTAGTTCCAGCTTGTCTTTTGAGTCTTCTACCTCAAGTTCAATAGCGCCCAGGGACTCTCGGCGTGACTTCAATTCTCGAAGACACTGCCACATTTTTGACTGTACAGTAGGCTCTTTGCCTATTACGAAGTATTTGAGTTGGAAATAGCTGTGCCTTTGTGCTACTTCATTCTTCAAGACTTCATCCATTTCTGCGAACAATTTGTTGTTGTTTTCGATTGACATATTGGCTCCTTTTTGTAAAGCTGCTATAGTAGAGTTTCCAATAGCGAGGATACAATGAAAATAAACCCATTGAAAGATGCCCGATGTTATTTGGGCGGGCCTATAGAGAACGACTCCACCCACCATAACTGGAGGACGGAGCCGACGAAGGTTCTAGTTGAGAGATTTGGGGTCAATCTATTTGACCCTTTTGCGGACTCTAAACAACAATGGGTTCCGACATTAACGGAAGCTCGTGACAGGTGCGACTTCGAGACGATGACCAGGATCGCTAAGGATTTTGTCTCCAAAGACCTGATTATGGTCGAACGGTCAGATTTCTTGGTGTCATATTTGCCTAAAGGGGTGCCGACAACTGGCACTCACCATGAGATCATCTTTAGTAGTAACAACAAAAAACCCACCCTACTGGTTTGTCCACAGGGCAAGGCGCAGGTTCCACTGTGGTATTATGGGTTTATTCCACATACCTGCATGTTCGGATCGTGGGAAGATTTGTACGTCTATCTACAAGAGGTAGCAGACTGGAAGCATACCGAGAATCGTCGGTGGCGGTATCGGTATGGCCTAATCTAGCAGACTTTGCTGCCTGCGATGGCTTTGAATTTGACGCCCTTATCAATGGCTTCTAAGGCCCACATGATTTTGATTTCCTCAAACGTGCCTTCATTAGCCATATCGCCTACTTCCTTCCAGGTCTTTTTGTTAATGAAAAGACCATTGAGGGTAGCGTCAACGAAGTGGGCCTTCTTTTCGACAATCGGAAACAAGATGTCTTTTTCGCTCTCTGTGAAGTAGGAGAATCGTTCGTCCATTTTCCAGTTTACGGTAACTCCAGCACAGAGGATGAAACTCCATTCGGCTGGGGCATGTCTCATTCCAACATTGATAAGAGACGAGAAGGTTGATTTGCCCTTGTAGGTTGGGCAAATGGCCTTCATTTCTTTCATGTCTGCGGCGGTCGCTGAGTCATCTGTAACGCATACCATTGGTAGGTCTGGGTAGCGACACTTGATTGAATTCACAGTGCATTTAAGTAGCCCTACGGTATGCTCAGGGCAGAGTATCACAAAACCACATTTAAGGTCTTTGTGGCTATACATTTTCAAATTGATTCTCCTGATTGGAGATTAGGTTAAGGCTTTATCGAAGTCGATCTGGATAATATCCGCATCGGTAATTGGATTGCTCAGGGTGAACAAACCGTTTGTGGCATCAGCGGCGAAAGAATTCAAGCTCCATGTTGAAATGGGATTGCTTGGATAATAAACGCTGTAGTTGCGGTTCAATCGAACTCCGTTAACATATACCCGAAGACTGTCTTCAATATATGGCGTAGCCGTTGAAGTAACCTTGAAGAGTTTGTAGTCAATAGGCACCAAATCATCTGTCGGTAGCATTACCGGCGTTAGATCGTAATAGTGTCGGTGGGCAAACTCGGTCGAGACTGTCAGTACAGCCTTGACCTTGTTTGGTGCTTCGACTTCCCAATTAACGCTTTGTGAAGATACAAGTTCTATTGTGCCTTCTTCAAAAAGTATAATATTCGATATTGTCTCAACTGACATCATCAAATTTGTAGCTTCATCAGCGATCAGAGCCAGCTTGTCTCGCTCTGAAGCAAGCATTCTGACAAAGCTCACAGGGTTCGTTAAGGCGGGAAACCCTAGAGCAATATAGTCAGCTAATTCTGGACCTGAGACGCTTTTCGTGCCGTCTGTATGTTCGGCAATATTATGCAATGCCTGATCTATAGCGTCAGGAATCAAATTGCCATCTTCATCAATGGATTGAGCCAAGCGATTGGCCAATGTACCCTGTGTACCTGCGGTTTCACGCAGAACCGCTCCTTGGACATCGACTTCAGCGTTGATGATTAAATCTCTGTCTGCCAGAATCTTCAACGGTAAATTGTCATATTCCCAATGGTACGGCTGATCTGCGTTATATTGCGGTACTGGTAATTGGCTTAAATCTGGCATGGCTCTCCTTGATTATCGTATCTATTGCTTAAACGTCTAAAACCCAACCTTCGGCTTCGACACGTTCTGATTCTTTCTGAAAAGATACGTCTGTAGCCAGTAAAAAGCTGGAAGAAGACAACATCGACAACATCGCCCACCTGTCTGTCATTTGTGGGCTACAAGTAGTCATTGTGTTGCTCGCATCTCTTGGAAAGCCATCCGTGTCAATTGATGCAACCACCGTGTCAATTGATGAACCATAGCTCGTTGCCAAGTGTGAGTGTCCTGTATCAATAATGATTGTGCTACAGGGTCCACAGGCATCCATAGTCAAGGTGTAACTTAAATCTTTGTCTGTGATTTTGACACTTGGACTAATTGTGTTGGAAGGGGGAAATTCCTTCAACAGTCCGATTGTGGCATACAGAACGTAATTACTGAGAATGTTCTCAAGGCTTCGTTCTATCGCTGCGGCTTCTTTCTTCTCTGCTCTTTCTAACCAAAAATTCTTCATTTTTATTCCTGTGTTTATACAAAAGTTAATCGCCAATTCCAAGTGATCTGCATTTGCGCAGTCTTGGTTAAGTCCGGGAATGTCACCATGCTGTATAGATTCCCACTTGCCATTTGTAGTGCCATTTCGTTAAGAACCGCACCATTGGCTTCTGAGAAGGCAATTACAGATGTGAAAATCACTTGCGAAGGAATATTGGGATCAACTGAGGCCACAACTGGTTTGCTGGCTTGGGTAATTCCAAACAAACCATTTCGACTGGTCGCCACAAATTTGGTGGAACCGTCTGCTGTGCCGCCGTCGCCAAATAACATTCGATTGACGTAGAAGTTGAATCCATCACCGATGTCACGAGCCAAACAAGAAGCTAGGGCCTCTCGCCCTTTCGTCAATACAGTATTGGGGAATTCAACGATCTTTCGTTCGCCGGACTCATAATCAATTATAGCTTGGACGAACCCGCAGGGTTTCAACCCGTCAGTAATTTCTATCATATCTCTCCTTGTTCGGTAGTTCCGTCAGCATATTCAATGCTAAAGGCGATCCCCTCAGTTTGTTGAACGAATTCGTTAATTTGATTCCCTTCAGGCAGACTTAATCCAGTCACCGTCCCGTCTTGATCCACTCGATCAATCACAGGGCGTCCAGCCCGATCCAATGTACGAAAAGTATGTGCAGGCAAATTGAATTGCTGTCCAGCTATAGTTGCACCATTCTTTGTGTATTTGTAAATAGTCACGTTGACGGATGTTCCACCTAAATTTAATGTTTTCCACCAATAAGGGTTGCCAGATAATGTAAAGGTCGTAAATCCTGATGGATTATCTCCGTCGATTTGATCCATGAAGTAGCTGTCAGACCCAATAACAACAATGAAATTCTCTCTGAATTCATTATTTTCAATGCCTTCGTCCACAACAACAAGAGAGTTAGCACCGTTTTGGATTCCCAGACTGGACTCTAAATTGCCTGCCATCTGTAGCTTTAAGCCTCGATAATGTAGATAACCAACTTGTTTTTCGGCAACTTTTTGGTTAACCCGTAAGTTGGTGTTGTTGATGTCGCCTCGATTGTTGCCCATATTGTCATAATATTTGCCGATGTAATACTGGTCAGTTGTCCCATCTACAAATTCAAGAATTGGGTATTCTTCCAAGTTGATCTTTTGGAATGTATTATCCAGTCGTATTGCATTGCGAATTGGCAGCACCGAACCACTCAAAGCAGTCACACGACCACGCTTGGTGACGTTAAACTCACCAACTGTACTTGTGACAATTGTTGTCAAGTTGCGAATCAAACTATAGGTTACATTGGAAGCATTGTTGCTAGACAATGTGCCATCGTTGGTCAAAACCAAACTTCCATCTGGCTGTATGTCTTTAATCACATATGGCGTGCCGCTATAAGCCGGAATCAAAACTTTCCATGCAGTTATTGCAGTCCCTTGATCTACGTCAAACGTAGATTCAGTTCCCAGCAATCCAAAATCTTTAGTGGAATCTGAAATGACAAAGATGTTGTCTTGAGCAATGTTACACAATGTTCCATCCAACACCAAATTGTCGATGTCAAAAGTGAAAGCCTGATTGCTTGTCACCATCAAGTTTACATTGATTACGCCAGTAACCGACGCCGCATTGCCCCTCGGATTGTCTACTGTGTATCCGCCAGAAAGAATAGAGGGAGCAAACACAGTCATTGTGGCGCTGCCATCTAATGCCATGCCGATGCGATCCAATTGCAAGTCAGGACAGAACAATACAACTTCATCGTTGTACGCCGTGCCAGTGGTAGTTGTCACAGCAACCGTTTTGTCTGCCAGTTCATCTCTAAGAATACCAGTCGTCTCAACCAATCTCATGATTCGATTGAAGTATTGTTGGCCCTCACCCGCAATGACAAACTCGCTGCCCTGCATTGATACTAATGCTTCTACTTCTTCGAGTGGAGATTCAACGAATTCGTTGATGCCACCAATAAAGTTGAAGGTGTGCAATACGGCATGGAAAGGCGAAAACTCTCGAAGAACTTCTTTTGCTTCAAGAATGCGATCATCTGACAAGTTTTCAATTTCTAAGTCGATGTTGTAATTGCTGCTAATGCAGGCGGTGCATGGATCAACGAAGTTGCGGTCAATATCACAAGGCAACTTAGAGTTACGAATGCTGCCGTTGTACTCTTCCATGTTGTAGATGTTTTCACTATATGGGAATTCAGTTCGTACTTTTCCGTATACCAAAAATTCATGGTATGGGTGGCGAGTTGGAATCACCAAGTCAAACATCGAATCATTTTCAGGGATTACTCGAACATTCCAATTCTTCAAAGGATAAACTTGATCTCGTTCATCTCGTTGGTCCATTAAAGGCAATGACCTAACATAGTTTTCTATTGCTTGTGTGGTCGGATCAATAATTTCTGAATATTTGTACAATACTCTTATTTCATCGCCGTCAACAAGGTCGATTGGTTCAATAGACAGGCCACTTCCCGCCCATGTCATATAGGTGATGCCATCACTGGTCAAAAATTCAACATAATCTGAACTTAACGCAACCCAAGTTAAACTGTCCGCAGGTCTTAGCCACAATTCAAAATTGTCGTAATCAATAGGCAATGCGACCTTTTCAAGCTCAAATGTGTCGCTCGTTCCATCGAATTTGACCACTTCTTGCCATGTATAAGATGAAGTGATCTCCCACAATTGGGTCAATCCCATCATGGTGATAGCCGCATGTTCTAACGCTTCGGCCAACCCCTTCTTCGTTCCTTTCATTTTGTACAACGGAACGGCACGTTTGATTTGACCTCTCCAACGTGTAGGGTCGTCTGTCTTCAGTTTGAGATCAAACAAATTGGACAAATACGGGATCAAGGCTTCATGGATTGAGTTAGCGTCTTGGAGATCGACAATCTGATTGCCCAGGTCTTCTAAAGTATTGAATCCCAAAGCAACTGCTTTGTTGAACTTGTCCAATACGTCAGGCGTGCGGTCGTTTTCTGACATGACCATCTTGAACATATCGGGAGTGTACCGCTCAAGCAGCGTTTCGTATTTATCTGGATTGGTAAAGTGCGATGGAATACTGGTGGTGGTTTGTGTGTCGCCCTTTAGGGTGAACCTAGCATGTGCCGACAAGCTATCGCCAGCAATTAACGGCGTCCAAGTCCAACAGATGAAATAGTCACCTTCACGCATACCTTGTGGTTGCCATGTGTAGGCGTATTGACCAAAAACGCCATCTACCAAATCAACAAATGCGTTGTCCAGATCAGTGGTAAGCCACGCTGGGAAGCGATCATTGCCTACGATGTGAACTGGAGATGCTTCGTTAAAGAAGAATGGGGAAACCGCCACATTGCTTTCTGCAATAGATCGAAGTCTTTTGGCCTCTGCTATGTTTGCATCATTTGGCGTGGCGCAAGCTGTGGCCTCGGCAACTTCAGCGGCCTTCAGTTTTTCCAAGTCATAGGTTTTGTTTTGATACTCATTTAAGTTGCCGCTGGTGAAATCACGTTCTACATAATAGATGACAAGACGATTGACTTTGTAAGGATTAGACGTGAAGCAGCCTTGAGCATCTGGTGTATGCAAAGTGAATACAATCGTGTCCGAAATAGACGGGTTGTCATTTATTGTCAGTGTCGCCACAACCTTCTCCTTACTCGTATGTGAATGTAATATCCGTTGTGTCGGGCCGGATAATTTCGTAGAACTTAGTCGTCACTCTATTCCCGCCATTAGCGGCATCATTCGTAATGAAATTGACTTCGTATCTCTGAATCTCTTTCAAGTCGGAAAGAGACTTAATCATGTCTGAATCTCTTAGGGTCTGACCGTATTCCCAATTATTCAATGCAAAGAAAGAATCAAGTCTTCTTTGAATTTTGATTCTCAATTCATCTTCAAACTTTCGGTAGAACCGATCCATCACAACATCAAGTCCTGTATCGACAACCACCACTTGCCCATCACGAATGCAGACGTGATCTGTAAACATTTTCAAGGAATCTATGTAGTTCTCTAATTCTACCTTTAGCTCATTGCTTGCCTCTTGGAGTTTTTCGTTTCCATTCAATGCCAAAATATACAAGTCAACAATGTTGCCTGAGCAACCATAGTTTCTTAATACTGCTGTGGATTTGCCGATTTGACCCTGGTAAGCCGTAGCAAATTGATCGGTCAACGTCTTGTAATCTAATCCGGTGACTGCTCGATTTTGTACTCTTACCCAAGCTGGCAATTTATTTCTGATGTCTTCAATCGTGTCGCCGTCATAACCAAATTCACCCTTGGTGTAGTTTCTCAATCCAATAGGCACACTGAAAGATAGTCCGGGAACATTGACAATGGTTTGTTTTTCAATGGTTCCACTAACTACATTTCCAATTGAACCTCCACCTTTACGGTAGGAAATAAAAATCTTACTTCCTTGAGATGGAATCAATCCGGCTCGATTGTTTCCAAAAATCACAAATGCTTTATAATTGGAATTGAACTCCAGTCGGTATTCTCGTCTTGGTTGAGAATCGGTGAAGTAATCAACTTGAGTCCATAATACTCCATCAACTTCCACTCTTACGGAATCGTAAATTACAGGAAATTCATTCAAGGCGATTGTCTGAGCTACAGTACCATTGCCACTTGATTCTGAAGAACGAGTAATTCCTTCTAGTCCAACAATACTTGCATTTACCACACCACCGGCAGGAATCACAATGTCTTGGTCGAATATTGGGTTATTGTCAGCATCAGCAGGGAACAACTCAATAGACAATTGTTTATTTCCAGTGCTGATTTTTAAGTCAAACGGAGCAGGTATTACCACATCAGTTAAAACCGGATTGTTCAGACTCGCAGTCCATAGCGTTCTTGCAGCAATAGGCGGTTGTGGCTTAAAGCCAACTAGCTTTGCTAACCGAAATGCGTTTTCTGCTTCTGTAACGGTGTCAATGAATACTTCATTGGCAATTTGGTCCATTTTGAAAGACAGAGTATCAGCCAAAAATGCCCAATTTTCGATGAGCATAATGGCAAGCGACGACTCTACGAAGTCTGAGAATTCCTTGTCAAACTTCTGTCTTGTAAATTCAATCAGTCGGGTTTTCATCGACCAGAAATCTTGATTTGTATAGTTCAAATTAAAGATGTTCGGAGTCGTGATAATCTGCGACTGAGTGTATGGTGTAATATCAAACGGACAGTTATTGGTCGCCATTATGTTCCCCCTAGTGGCACTTCGAGCAGTAGTTCTTGCACTTCTTTAATGTTTTGTGGGTCTACGAAGATGATTCGGATGAACAAAATATGCTCAAGGTCTTGTTTTTGATCTGCTTTATTCAAGGAATCCTTGTCAACCTTCGAGTTAACCTCAATGTTTGTGACGGCAATTCGTGGTTCCCATCTCTTAATTGAGTTGATTATCATGTTTTTTGCCTGAAGTCTTAGTGCAGCATCATTAGGTTCAAAAATCAACTTGCGCAGCGGAGTACCGAAATCCGGGTTCATCACCCGTTCGCCTGGGTTGGTCAATAAAAGAACCAACATATCGGATTTAATCTGGTCAATCCCATCCTGAGAATAAAGAAAGCCCCTTGCATTCTTTACGACGGGATATGGCACACCGAGGAATATTCTCATTTAATCTCCATTAGCATGGCGGGCATTTCATGAACGGTGCCAACTGGAAGATTGACAATTGCTGTGCCTTTCCAGATGTACTGGCAAACACACGGTCACTAATCCTCACGCAGCCAGTACAGAAGTCGTAAACAATAACGGCTCCGAAGCACGGGTCTGGACCACCACAACCGCCGCAACCCGGAGGAGGACTACAATCCTCTCCAGCCAGCAGCAATATGACTTCCTTGGCATAAAACAGATGGAGTTTATCGGTGATGTTGAGGTACACATCTTTGGTATATACGAGGTTGGTTCTGGTTACTATCTCCATCAAATCTGATGGATTTTTCTCTTCGTCGCCCACAATAGTAATGTGGTTGTCGTAAGTTGAAACAATGTAGTTTCCACCCACACGCAGGAACACAAGACCTGGACCCGATGGGGCCTCCTGATACCTGTGAATGTGTGGGCCACGTTCTTCGTTGTCCTTTTGAGGACAGAATATTTGAATGTATTGTTGCTTTGTCTCTTCTTGGCTATCATCATCATGATACATCATCTCCAGGCCATACCCTGTTCGGATTTTAACGAAAGCCTTCTTCGCCTTCGGAATCGGCACGCCACCTTCCATACGGCATGGGGCGCATTGCTCATTCGTCTCGTCCACCATATCAATTGTGTGATTACTGGTGCTTTTTAGGTGAATGCCACGTTCAGAACCGGCAATGTTTGGCGGGCAACCAGGGCAATCCTTCTGGGACTCTGTGTGATCGTTTAACTCGATTTTGTTGCCAGTGGCAGTCAAAATCTTGATATAGTTGTCTTTGCCACGCAATTTGGCCCCATCATCGCCTGGAGGACTTTCCACATCACTCATCTCAATGAGATGGCCCGTGGCAGACTTCCAATACGTTCGGCCCACATAATGGTCATTACAACCAAAATCAAACTCTCTATCCCAGGTAGGTTCTCCTGATGGCTCCTCAACAGAATCGTCCATGACGAACGTATGTCCGCTAATAGACATAATCTGAATGCCGGTTTGAGGTAAATCACAAGTATTGTTCTGTGGAGTTGGCGGTCCCTTGTATGGACGACATTCTTGGCTATGCTTGAAGAATGGATTTGCTCCAACCTGAGACTTATAGTGTTTCGTATTCGGCGCACCAGTAGAAGGATGTCCACCAATAATCTTGCTGTTGCTCTTTTTGCCCTCGCAAGGAACCTCTTCTTTCTTCTTTCCTTGTTTTGGCGTTATGTCTGGTGTGTTGGCTATCGCTTGAGCAAGCGGGTTGACCGTGTCACCCAGAGCCAGCGGCAGACTTGTAAACACAAATCCGTCCTTCAGTTTGTCTTCTTGAGAGCTATTGGCAGCGTCTTCTACGCAACTTGTTTCTCCATCTGGAACTCCGCACTGTGGGTGCGACCACTGACCTGCATAATGCAGGTGATCGTCTTTAAGCATGATCCAGTTTCCGCAACTGGACATGATTTCAAACCGCTTCCATTTTCTATTGCACTTAGGATCGCCATCCACCATCTTGATGTAATGCTTCTCTGGCGTCTTAATGCCAAAGATGTTTGGATAGGTGATTAACTTCTGTGCTTCAGGATTGTCAGCAAAGTCAACAAGAGATGACAGATCGAACCCGTTATAGTTTTCTGTATTCCACGGTGGAAACACCTGAGAACCATCATTGGGTCCGACTAAGTATCCTCTTCTTTTACCTTCCCAAATTTTATAGTATTCTTCAATGTTATATCCCCAATTGTGTCCTCCATCGGGGCCACGGTTTCTATGCCATGTTGTGCCAATATAATATGGTGACGCACGGTTGCCGTTTTCAAATATGATGCAAAGAGTACATCCAGCAGGAGGAACCCAAGTTGCACCACAATCATCAAAGCCTCCTAAGTTAGAAACCGGACTGGCCCACGGTAACTTTTTAATGGTCATTTTTGGATCATGAAACAAAGGAGAAAAGAAACGAACTCGACTCTGCTTCCAAATGTCAATTGTTTCTATACACAAAGCTGTGTACATGCCAAATTGCATTTCTGCTTGTTCCATAACAGAAGCATTAGCAACAAGCTCTTGTCTAGCAACAGATTTCATGTTGTAAGCTACGCC